ATGGTCTAAATCAAACTTCAGACGTATGGTTTGATGATGCAACTTACAAAGATGTAAGTGGCTTTGCTACACTGTCGCCTAAAGAGTCAAAAGACATACGAACAATTATTAATCAAGGCCGTGCAACTGCTGAAAAAGCAGGTGAGAAAATGAATATTGTATTAAAAGGTAGTCAAGCAGACTTTGCAGAATATATTAAACCTTTTATTAATAATAATGTGCGTAGCGGTGAACAAGTCGGTGATCCAATGACATTCCTACAGCGTTTTATGGAATACTATAACGGAAAAATGCAAAAGGAAATTGACAAGTTAAAAGGTGGTCCAGAAAGCCCAGCTGCACAAAAGCGTATTGAACGTATTAAACAACAAGAAGAATTCCTAGCAGATAATGCAAATACATTGTTATTAGTATTAGCAACATATAGACGCATTATCAGTGCTAAACTAAAATTAATTAACAAACTAAATGCAGTAGACAGTATTGGTACATTTGTTAAAACTGATAATGGATATAAAGTTACCAACCACGAAGGCTTTGTTGCATTTGGATTAGAGGGTGGCGCTGTTAAGTTAAACGACCGTATGGAGTTTAACGCATTAAACTTTGCAACACCGAAGCAGTGGAAAAAATAAGTATGATGGATTTTTTAAAGGATGAACTAGCAGAAGCAAAACTGTTTAGAAGTCCTGCAAGTTTTAAAACAAAAAATGCCGAAGATATTGCACACAATATCTATGCTCATGTACTTGCATTGCAAGCAATGCGTTATACTGATCCAGGTGTAGCAAGCAATTATGCAAAAAATACTCTACGTTTTAGTGGATTTGATGGCATTCGTGCTGGTGGTACAGATTTGCATAATCTTATTGCTGGTTTAGAAAGAGCTGAAGACAAGGGAAGTTTGGGTATTCCTGCTCCTAGTTTAAAGCAATTCCTACGTGATATACAAAATGGTGTTAATGTTACTGATAGAGATAGAAGAACAATAATGTCATTGGAAAGAAGTTTGGGTATTAAGGATCCAAATTTAAAAGCAATGCGTCGTGTTATTAGTGATTGGCCACGTGCTTTACCAAACGAGCAAAAAATTGGTGCAACAAGATTAGGCTTCATGCTAAATCACTATGCAAAAGGCAGTGATTTACACCGCCCATATATTACTAGTATTAACGGTATTGCGGCACAGAATGCCACAAGTCCATACAGTAAACTTAAATGGCCAGCAATTATTGCAGCGGCAACGATAGCTGGTTATAAAGCGGTACGCAATCCAAAGATCAAGCAAGCGGCCCAACGTGATGTTAAGAAGTTCTTTTCCAAGAACTAAATCCTAGCATATTAAATTTTGAAAACAGAAGTAAATAAGAGTAGCAAAAGCTACAAAGGCAACAAACAGGCAACAGTACATAGGCATAATCCAGAGGCAACCAATTCTATTAGAATATTAGTTTAACACCGATAGAAGTGTTTGAGGACGCAATGAGTATAACTCGAGACATTGAAAGAGAAAGCCTGGAAGCTCACGTTGAATTATGTGCAGCGAGGTATTCACGATTGGAAGAAAAACTAGATAACCTAGAAGGTCGTGTTATCGGTATAGAATCTGTTCTCGGAGAAATCAGAGACAGTGTAGTCCGTGACCGTGACCAAAGAAATAAACAATTAATTAGCTGGGGTGTAGGTATTATAACATCACTAGTAACTGCCTGCGGATTCTTAGCATATCAACTATTCGTAAGTTGATAAAACTCCTTTTTCATTGCTAAATAGTATTACTATGCTTATATTAGAACTTTTTAGTGATGAGTCCACACAACTCACAGAAACAAAAATGGCTTGGGGTCGCAGAGGCGATAAAGTCGTACGCAAATATAGATGCACCATTGGCCGTCTTAAGGGTAAGACCGTAAGTACTCCTGGTGCATGTTTTGCTGCACCCGACATTAAAAAACGAATTAAATTAAAAATGACTAAGGCAAGGTTAGGTACACGCATGGCTAGAAAGCGCAAGCGTACAATGCGTATCAACCCTGCAAGTAAAAGAATCCAGGCATTAAATAAGGCGAGTAGAGGATGATTGTAGACGACTTATTTGAAATTGGCGGCACGGGCCAAGCAGGTAAAATTAAAAAAGTCGCTGGTAATAAAATTACTATTCAGCATGACGATAATCCAGGTATTGAAACAACAGTTGATGTTTCTAAAATGGATATTGATACAAGTGATCCTACGGGTGCAAAAGTAAGTCCTAAAAATTCCGGACCACAGAATTCAAATAATAAACTAAAACCAGGTCAAAAAATAACTATTGCCACCGAAGAAACACTAGATGAAGGTGTAAATGACCCTGCTATTTTTAAAGCAGTGTTTATGGCTGGTGGCCCGGGTAGTGGTAAAACGTTTGCAGTAGATAACTTAGCACTACAGTCCTTAGGATTTAAAAATATAAACAGCGACAGTGCATATGAAGCATTCATGGCAAAAGCCGGAATGGAAACAACACCAGAAAATATTATGAGTGATGAAGGTCAAGCAATCCGTGCAAAAGCAAAATCAGTTACTCAACTTAAACAAGCACTTGCCAACAATGGTAAGTTAGGTGTTGTAATTGATGGTACTGGTCGCGATTACGAAAAAACACAAGCAAAAGTAGCAGAACTAAGGGAACTTGGCTACGATTGCGCTATGGTATTTGTTAACACAGATTTAGAAACTGCACAGGCACGAAACGCAAAAAGAATGCGTAGTTTACCTGAGGAAATGGTTACTAAAATGTGGCAAGAAGTACAAAAGAATATTGGTAAATTCCACAACTTATTTGGAAAAAACATGTATGTACTTGATAATAGCGACGGTGCTAATATCGAAGGCGGCATACAAGGAATTTATCGCAGAATGAAAGAGTTTGCAGAAGCACCACCTAAGCATCCAATAGCAAAAGCGTGGATCAAGGCGCAGGTAGATACAAAGAATCAATGAGTTATTTTGAATTTTCATCTGGAGCAAGAGTTAGTTTAACAGATGAGGAACAGAAATTTTTAGATAGTTTTAAGAAATCAATTAAATTGTCTGATATAAACAAAGGTGATATTAAGACAACTTTAATGTTAGTAAACAAAAGTGTATTATACAGGAAAAAACGCAATGGCGAACTCTACTACTACAAAGAACAATCTTACACTGGACAAAGTTAAATCCTTTGTAAAGTCTCAACTTAACACAACACCGCTTATTGTTAATAAACAAGACAAAGTTCGTGTTGGTAATTATATTTGCCAACAGAGCGAAGGAATGTGGACTGTATACTTTGAAGGTGTTGAAATGGAAAGGTTTGTTTTGCGTTCAAGCGCCGTTGCATGGTGTATTGCAATGATGACTAACCAACCCGCAAAAGCTGGATCCATTGTTCGCCAAGACATGCACTACTCTAGAGTTGCTGAAGATGCATACATTTACAAAACAAGATTCAGAACAACAAAAGATGAATTTAAAAAAGAATTAATGTGGATACGATATGAAGATACCAAGCATCAATTACTCATTGTGAGAAACCGCTTAAAACAGTATCTTAAAAATATAAATTTTAGCTAAATATATAACGAAAAACAATTTGGGGTTAAAAAATGGAATTAAATGATTTAAATAGCATTTCTCGTAGCAAGAAGATCAATAAGCTACTTGATACACGTTTTGGATGGAATTTAGAATTATCTAAATTGTCAGAAAGTCGTGCAGAATTAATGATTAAAACTGCCAACAAGCAGATGCAAGCAGTTAAAGAAAATGATGCAAATTATCAGACAAGTAAGACTTACCTAGCATCTAAACTAGCAAAAGAATGTTTAGAAGCATGGTTAATTGAAAACAATTTTGATATTAAAGAAGCACCGAAGGATGATGATCCTACACAACTTGAACCAAATGATGGTAAAATTGATCCACAGCAAAATGACCCTAAATTAGACGGTAAGCGCAACGTTGCACTAAGAGCTCTAGTTGGAACACAAAATTTTTCAAGAGCAAGACGTGCATTGGAAATGTACAAGCAAGGTAAAACAGTACCACCAATGTACATGCAAGCACTAATGCCAGTTATTGACATGGTTGATGAAATCATGGCAAGTGGTATGGCAAATGTTCGTATGATGCAAATGATTGACAAACGTGCTAAGAAGTCTCTTGGTATTGTTGAAAGCACACTAACTGAAGGCAAAATGGAAAGTGCAGAACTCGTACTTGCTGCAAAGGATATGGTTGATCGTATCCAGGGCATGCTTGAAGATGTTGGTGAGATGATGAACGAAGATTTGTTACCATTAGTAGATGCTATCCGTGACGAAATGGGTAACGACAAAGCAACAAGTTTTGAAAATGCTACACGTGGCACACTAGAAACATTTATGGAAGCAGTAACAACAGCACGTTCAGACATGGATAATGCAAGCCGTATTTTAACAGACAATGCTGATGCACCCGATGTAGGTGTTGATTTAAGTGCTGATGATACAGAAGTTGACATTTCAGAACCAGATGCAGAAGTAGATATTGATGCAGGTGCAGAAGGCCAAGAAGGCACAGGCGAATTTGACCGCGAAGAACGTATCTAATGAAGATTGCCCAAATACTAGAAGCAAAGCCAACAGCCGCTGACAAGAAACTAATGAGCTTATTAGTGTTCTTGCGTAGCCGTGCAGACCAGACAGGTGCTAAACCCCAAATTAGTATGAATGGTCTAATACAAATGGCACAGAGCGTTGGCATTCCTCTTTCATATGAGAGTTTTAGTGCTTTAGTACAAAGCAATCCGAATTTTAATAATCTCGTACAAGACTTTAATAAGGATCAGGTAATACTAAACCTAACAACAGGTGATGATGCTACAATTGCTGGTCCTGGCGATTTGGACATTGAACCAACTGACGCTGTTGATAAAATGGCCAAACGTGCATTAAGAAAAAGATCTTGAAATCCTGTAAGTAATCTGTTATAATCATATTATGATTACAGAAAAATACCAGTATCGAGCCTTGACTCGAAAGCAAGTAGATGGGAGTAGATTATATTCTACACCCGACGGTGCCGCTGTTCCAAGCGTTACCACTATACTGGATAAAACCAAACCCGAAGAAAAGCGACAAGCGTTAGCAAACTGGAAGAAGCGTGTCGGCGTGGAGAAAGCTCAGCAAATTACAACTGAGGCCGCCAACCGTGGAACCCGTTTGCATACCTATCTTGAACATTATGTACTTGATGACGTATTAAAAGAAAAAGGAACAAATCCATTTAGTTGGGCAAGTCATCGTATGGCAGAAGTAGTAATTGAACAAGGGCTATGCAACGTTGATGAGTATTGGGGAATGGAAGTTCCATTATACTTCCCTCAAATATATGCAGGCACAACAGACTGTGTAGGTGTACATAATGGCTCACCTGCCATCATGGACTTTAAACAGAGTAATAAACCCAAAAAAGAAGAATGGATTGACGATTACAAACTACAGTTATGTGCATATGCAGAAGCACACAATGAAGTGTATGGTAGTAACATTCAAAAAGGTGTTATTCTAATGGCTGTAAAGCCAGAGGTAAATGACATGGGAGAATTAATTACTGATCCTTTTTATCAAGAGTTTATTATTGAAGGCGAAGAGTTTGCACACTGGAAACAACAGTGGTGGACCCGGGTTGAACAATATTATTTGTCGATATAATGTATAAATACATTACTAGGAGTATTTAAATGGCAGTAATACAAATTTCAAGAGTTCAACATAGACGTGGACTATTACAAGACTTACCACAACTTAGTGCAGCTGAGTTTGGTTGGGTTCTCGATGGGCGTAGATTGTTCATTGGTAACGGCCCAATTGAAGAAGGTGCACCGGAAATTGGTAACACAGAGATTCTAACAGAATACAGTAATATCCTAGGCGATATTACAACCTACATCTATAAAGGCGAAGACGTGGGATATATTGCACAAACTACAACAGGTAGTGGTGAGATCCAACGTACCTTACAAAGTAAGTTAGATGACTTTGTGAATGCTCGTGACTTTGGTATTAAAGGTGATGGTAGCACAGATGATGCAGATGCTATTAACTGGATGTTGTTTCAAATTTACTGTCGAGAAGCAACAAACGATAAAAGTAAAAAAGTAATTTATTTCCCTCCAGGAATTTATACAATAAAGAGTACTCTTAAGATTCCTAGTGAAACTGCAATTGTTGGCGCCGGCGCAGATCATACTATTTTCCGTTATGAAGGCACCGTAGATGATTATGTAATAAGAACAGCCGACAGCGCACAACAAACAGGTGTTAACATCGGACTAGGCGGCGCCGAAGTACCACAACATATTATGATCAATGGTTGTACATTTAGAACAACTGCACAGCATAGTATCGCACTAGTAGAAAATGCAAAGTATGTACATTTTGATGATGTTGCATTTGATGGACCACACCCAAATGATAATAGTGTTCCCAGCAGTATTGTTGATCCTACTGGGGCGGTTACCGCAGTTGAATTAAAAGCAACATCTGAAGCAAGTTTCCATATTACATTCCATCGTTGTGATTTTGAACGTTGTGAAATTGGACTTGGTGTTGCTGATGAAATTTCAAATATTGTTATTGATAAATGTAACTTCCATCATTTATTCCATGGCATCATTGCTGGTAATAGTATTTCCGCTGGTAGTAATGGTCCTGCAGGACTTAAAGTAACTAGTAGCTATTTTGACAAGATCTTTAATACTGCTATTAGAACATACACCGTGCAACAATTTGTAAGTTCGTTTAACACATTTACAGACGCTGTTGCTACTAATGATCTTGGAACAGGAAATCCTACAGCACCAGTTATTGAATTCTACAATGATAATAACTATAGTATTGGTGATAGTTTTGCAAGAACTGCAACCGATGCAGCAGTATTTCCTAGAATTGAAAACAACAAAAAACGTGTATTTGGTTTAGTTGCAGGTGACTTTATTGGGTATGGAACACATAGAGAAGAACCAGGTGTTGAAGTTGTACTACTTGATAACACATCAGTTAATACAGAGACAGGTATTGACTTTGATGAATCAGTAGTTACACACGCAATGATTGACTTTGCAATAAGCAGAGGCACAAGTTTGCGTATTGGCAAGTTAATGGTATCTGGTAGTAACACATTTGGTTATACTCTTGATCAAGAGTTTACAGAAAATACAGATCCGGGTGTGGCATTCTTTATTGATCAATCTAGTGGTAAAATTACATACACAACAACAAGTATTGGGTCAGATGCAGTATTCAGTTATCGCATTAGACGTTTCGCACAATAAAATAAAAAATTAAAATAAGGTTGCAATGTTTGATTTAAGTCCAGAAGAGCGCATTTCTGAATGGCGCCGATTTCGACAACGCATTCAACATCTTGATAGGATGGATATGATGCGAGAAACAGCGATACTGTGGTCAAAGGCACCACTAGTATCACATTATTTAGAACCCGATTATTGTGATGATTGGCCAAGTCCATGGACACTCATTGTAGATAATATGTATTGTGATATAGGTATAGCATTAGGTATATTTTATACACTTTTTCTGACAGAAAGATTTGACAATCGGGACCTAGATGTAGTAATATACAAAGATAGTACAGGATTTCGACCAGCAGTGGTAGTCTGTGAGAAATATGCGCTGAATATAAACTACCGAGATGTAGTAAATATCACTACATTGCCAGATAATGTAACAGAATACAAACGGTTTACTGCCGAAGAGTTAAAAGCAGTAGACTATCTATAATTTTAGGAAAATCGATAATATGACAACAATTCAAGTTAAAAAACGAAATGGTGAACGTGAAAATTTAGACTTAGAGAAAATGCACAAAGTTGTATTTTACGCATGTGAAGACATTACAGGTGTTAGTCCAAGTGAAGTTGAAATCAAAAGCCATTTGCAGTTTTATAACGGAATTACAACAACAGAAATCCAAGAAACATTAATTAAAAGTGCCGCAGATCTTATTAGCGAAGAGACACCCAACTATCAATGGGTAGCGGGCCGTTTGATTAACTATCATCTGCGTAAAATGGTATATGGAGACTTTGTGCCATGGAACCTACGCAAAACAGTACAAACGAATGTTAATCGTGGATATTATGATGCAGAAATCCTAAACAAATACAGTGATGAAGAGTGGGAAATTTTAGACACATATACACGACATGAGCGTGATGAAAACTTAACATATGCCGCTATGGAACAGTGGCGAGGAAAGTATCTTGTACAGAATCGTGTAACCGGCGAAGTGTATGAAACACCTCAGGTTGCGTATATGTTGATCTCAGCTACATTATTCCAAGACTATCCAAAAGAAACACGTTTATCAATAGTAAAGGATTACTACGATGCAATTAGTAATTTTGATATTAGCTTGCCTACTCCTGTCATGGCTGGTGTTCGAACTCCGCAACGCCAATTTAGTTCGTGCGTTCTCATTGAAACAGATGATTCGCTTGACAGTATTAACGCTACTACTAGCAGTATTGTTAAGTATGTTAGCCAAAAGGCCGGCATTGGCATCGGAGCAGGTAGCATTAGAGCACTCGGTAGTCCAATCAGAAACGGAGACGCTTACCATACAGGGGTTATTCCATTCTATAAAATGTTTCAGGCAGCAACAAGATCCTGCTCTCAAGGCGGTGTGCGAAATGGTGCCGCCACCTTGTACTACCCAATTTGGCACTACGAGGTTGAAGATCTCTTGGTGCTAAAAAATAACAAAGGCACAGAAGACAATCGTGTACGTCATATGGACTATGGTGTACAATTTAATAAACTAATGTACGAACGCCTTATTAAGAACGAAAATATTACGTTGTTTAGCCCAAGTGATGTTCCAGGGCTGTATGACGCTTTTTTCGCGGATCAAGAGCGTTTTAAAGAACTTTATGAAACAGCAGAAAGAAACACACGCCTACGCAAGAAGAGCATCCGAGCAGTAGACTTGTTTAGTGCGTTTATGGAAGAACGTAAAAACACAGGCCGCATTTACTTAATGAACGTAGACAACGCAAACAGTCATGGTGCGTTTAAGCCTGAAGTTGCGCCTGTAAAACAAAGTAATTTGTGTTGCGAAATTGATTTACCCACAAAGCCACTCAATGACTTCAATGATGAAGAAGGCGAAATTGCATTATGTACACTTAGCGCAATCAACTGGGGTAACATTCGTAAACCAGAAGATTTTAAAAAGCCATGTGATCTTGCAGTCCGCGGACTAGATGCATTGCTGACATATCAGAACTATCCAGTAAAGGCAGCAGAACGTAGCACAATGATGAGACGTCCTCTTGGAGTTGGCATTATCAACTTAGCATATTGGATGGCTAAAAACGACATGACTTATAGTAATCCAAACTTGGAAATGATTGACGAGTTTGCAGAAGCATGGAGTTACTACTTAATCAAAGCCTCAGCGGATCTTGCAGCCGAACAAGGTGCTTGTCCGGGAGTCTATGAAACAAAATACGGTGATGGCATTACACCAAACCAGACATACAAGCAAGAAGTAAATGAACTGGTGCCACACCAAGAACGCATGCCATGGCCAGCCTTGCGAGAGCAGATGCGAGAGACAGGTATTCGTAATAGCACGTTGATGGCTTTGATGCCTGCAGAAACATCAGCACAGATTAGCAATAGTACAAATGGTATTGAACCACCGAGAGCGTATGTTAGTGTAAAGCAAAGCAAACATGGTGTACTAAAGCAAGTAGTGCCGGAGTACAGGCGTCTTAAAAACAAATATGAATTGCTATGGGATCAGAAGTCACCAGAAGGTTACCTAAAGATCATGGCAGTGCTACAAAAATACATAGATCAAGGAGTTAGTGTAAATACAAGTTACAATCCAACCTTCTTTGACGATGAAAAGATTCCAATGAGTACTATGCTACAGCACTTGTTGATGTTTTACAAGTATGGTGGCAAGCAACTGTACTACTTCAACACTTTCGATGGACAAGGTGAAATCGATGTTGACAAAGATATGGGTAATGATAAGTCTAGGGAAGACTTTGATACAGAGGAAGAATATGAAGAGTATTGCGAAAGTTGCGTACTATAACGGAGAGAAGTATAATGTCAGTTTTTAACAGTGAAGCTAAAAAGAATCACATAGAGAGTAAAGCATTTTTGGATGAGAACGGTGGTGTTGATATCCAACGTTACGATATGCTAAAGTACAAGCAGTTCGACAAACTAACTGATAAACAGTTAGGATTCTTTTGGCGCCCTGAAGAAGTTGACATTCTACGAGATGCAAAAGACTTTAAGGAATTAACGGGCCACGAACAACATATTTTTACGAGCAACCTTAAGAGACAAATTTTATTAGACAGTGTGCAGGGCCGTAGTCCTAACTTAGCATTTCTCCCACTAGTAAGTATTCCTGAATTGGAAACGTGGATTGAAACATGGGCTTTCAGTGAAACAATTCATAGTCGTAGTTACACACATATTATCCGTAATGTATACAGTAACCCTAGTAAAGTATTTGACGAGCTAATGGACATTCCGGAAATTGTTGATTGTGCCGATGACATCTCTAAAAACTATGACGAGCTAATTGACCTAAGCCTAAAGTTCCAATTGTTAGGCGAAGGTAAACACACAATCAATGGTAAAAAGGTTGAAGTAGACTTATACGAGCTAAAGAAGAAACTTTGGCTTGCGATTAACAGTGTGAATATTCTTGAAGGTATTCGCTTCTATGTTAGTTTTGCTTGTAGCTGGGCATTTGCAGAACTTAAAAAGATGGAAGGTAACGCTAAGATCATCAAGTTTATTTGTCGTGATGAAAATGTACACCTAGCTAGCACACAGGCACTGTTAAAAGTATTACCTAAAGACGATCCCGACTTTGCTAAGATTGCAAAAGAGACAAAAGCAGATTGTGAAAAGATGTTTGTTGATGCTGTTGAACAAGAAAAGGCATGGGCAGACTATTTGTTTAAAGATGGTTCAATGATTGGTCTCAATGCACAGTTACTTAAAGACTATGTGGAATGGACTGCACATCGTCGTATGCTGTCAGTGGGTTTGGAAAGTCCATATAAAGGTGGTAGTAATCCATTGCCATGGACACAGAATTGGATTAGTGGAGCAGAAGTACAAGTTGCACCACAAGAAACAGAAATTTCAAGTTATGTTGTTGGCGGAACTAAACAAGACGTTAGCGATGAAACATTCAAAGGATTTAGTTTATGATTACAGTTTATACTAAGGACTTTTGTCCTTATTGCGTACAAGCAAAAAAGCAACTTTCAGACATGGGGTTTGAATACGAAGAAATTAATATTGAGCAAGATACACAAGCCCGCGAGTTTGTAATCAATGAAGGACATCGTACAATGCCACAAATTTATCACAATGGTAAACCACTTGTCGAAGGCGGGGCACAGGGTCTAGCTAAACTAACCAAAGAAGATATTGAATTGAAAATTGGCACATTCGATTTTGACTTTGATATCTCAATGAAGAGCATCTAATATGTTAGTATCAGGAAATTTTAAAAAAGACGACGTAGTCACTTTCCAACTATCAACAGGACAAGAAGTAATTGCCAAGATTGTTGAAGAGAAAATGGATGCTTATGTGGTAACTAAACCATTTGCTATTGTGCTACAACAGAATGGTCCTGCAATGGGTCCTATGTTGTTTAGTGCAGATCCTAAAGGGCAAGTAACTCTTTATAAAACAGGAGTTAACATCACAACAGACACTGTTGGCGAATTTAAGAAAGCATATTTACAAGCAGTTAGTGGCTTGGATTTAAGTGCGGCACCGAGCATTGTAACCTAATGTACATGCTCTTTGCTACTTGGATCACGTTAGGCTTCCCAAATGTAAACATTGGGGAGCATTTTTTATATGTGTACAAGGACAAAGAAGAGTGTGAATGGGCTAAAGATTGGGTAGAACAAAACAATCCAGATCGTAATCGTTTTATTGAATTTGAATGTAGAGAAGTTTAATAAATAATTAATTATACAGTAAGAGGAAATTGTTATGAAAACGAGAAAGTTGATTACAAAACTTTACGAAGCCTCTTTAGAACACAATCAAAAACAAGAAAATAAACTATATCAAAAACTGCTTCAAAAAAGTTTAAAAAACAAAAATACAACAACAATAAGATAAGGGCTTCGGCCCTTATTCCCAATCAGGATTATCACTAAACAATCCTGTTTCTGCATTAAATATCCAATCTAGTAGTTCTGCACCAACCCACAAGAATGATAAGCCAAATATAATACCAATTAGCAGTATAGGAC